TACCGCAGGAGCCGATACCGTAATCGAGCCGGATGTATCGCCTGATAGAACTAAAGAAGCCATGATTTGATCCTTTTACACGATTATCCAACGCGAACCAGTAGGAACAGTCACAGTTGCACTAGAGGCAATAGTTATATCCCCTGCTGAAATAGCGTTCTTATTTGTCGTAATTGTATAACTTGTATTAACAGTATTGCCATTTTCTTGGAATACTTCGTCAGTTCCACCACCTGTAGCACCGCCACCAATACCACCCCATGCAGTCGTATAGCCCTCAAATCGACCCGCATCGGTGTTATAACGAATCTGACCAGCAACAGCCGTAGGACGTTGAGCATCCGTTCCTGAAGGCAATTTAATAGCCCCTGTACTACTTACCGTTAGTGCAGAAGGAGCAACAATCGTAGCCGCATTTAGCGTCAGACTATTAGTTGTCGATGCGCCAATAGTTACGTTATTGTTAAATGTAGCAACATTGGCAACATACATCGTACTGCTGAACGTAGCTGCTCCAGTAGCGGTAAATGCACCTCCGACAACGAAGTAATCTCCGTCTGTTCCGGCTTGCATATCCTTGATCTGCGCCATGATTTCACGCATGGCATTGTTTACCCCACTAGGAGCCATGCCTTCAGCAATGTTGATACCACCCACATCGCTATTGTTTGCAGCCGTAGAACTCCACTCACTAACTTTATCTTTTGACATGATTAATCCCTGCTTTCTAGTATTCCGTAATCAGCTAACAACTGAGCAGTACCAGCCCATCTCTTAGCAGAAGTAGGAGACATCTGACGCAATTCTTTAAGCCTGTTGATACCGTCTGGACTTGTGATTATGTTAGCAATATTTCCGGCATTAGCGGCAGCATCTCGCCTAATTGCCCAGTCAGAAATCATCTTGCCCCAATTCAACGGCTGTAACGCAACGCCAGCAGTTCTAGCAATGCCAGTCGTTACGCCAGTAACCGGAGGATTCTTGAACAGTTCCTCGTTAATCAACTGGTTAAACGCTGTGTCAGAGCCTAGCTTCTTAGCCCTACCAGCAGCCTCTAGGACTTCTGCCAAATCACGCAATGCCTTGAACTGATCCGGTGACAAAGCTGCTTGCATAGCCTTCATCTGCTTCGGATCACCAATGATAATGTTTTGCCAAGTATTGCCAGTATCTAATTTAGCTCCCTGCTGAGTCTTTGCAGGTTTCTTGGCAAGTGTCCATTGCTCCTCTAGGAAAGCCCTAGTAACTGCGTTCCATGCTTCCTCACCACCACCAGCAATAATCTGCTTCTTAGCGTACTGGATAGTTCCCGGACTAGGATTAGCAAATATCCTGTTCGAAAAGTTCTTGATGTTGTCTGGTGACATCTGCATCAAGGAAACGCCCGTTATACGCTCGTTGAACTCATTGAGAGGCTGAGAAAAACGCTCAAATGCGCTATTTGCTTCAATGTAAGCAGGATTATCCTTGCCCATTTGGGTAAGCAAGTTTTCCTTAATGGCAGATAGTTTTGCCTGAACAGTCTTATCCAAAGAGCTAAACGCATCTTCTTTGAACATTGCATCAATCTCAAACTTAGAGTTTTGTAGATTTGGCAACCTATTCTCTGGCATTAATGTCTTTAGCTCATTGCCATCAACATCAATCTCTGGACGTTGTAGCAAGTCCTTAATCTTGCGTAGGTATCCAGCAGCACGACCGTTAGATGGCTGAGTCTTTAGCATATTGTCGATCTGGTTCAGCACAGGAGCAGTATCAACAGGCACAGAACGCTCAAACGCTGCCGTATAGATAGGTTCAGTAGCAGCCTCACGTTCAGAAATTAACTTACGTTTTTGCTCCTCTAACGCAGCAACGCCCCTGTTACCAGCAACAGCAGCATCCTCAACCTGAGATAGAGTTCCTAAGTAATCATCTACGGCACTCTGTACCTTAGCTTCTCTTTCCTTATAGAACTTCTGCATCTTTACAGAAGTATCTGGCACATTACCGATGACCTTCTGCTGACCTAGCAATGACGATAGACCCGTTAACTCGCCAGGAGTTAATGGAATGTTGTATTTACCAGCCTTAGACCGCAAGGATTGAACAACGCTTGGATTAACCTGAGAAATATCTCTAGCTGTTCTACGCTCTACAAATCCTTTACGAATAGCAGGAGCCAACTCAGCACCACCAGACAATAGACCAGCAATAATCGGCTGAGATACGTCAAATTCCTGACCCGCTAGACGTTCAGCAATCTTCTGACGAATGATGTTAGTACCAGCCGCTACACTACCAACCGTTGTAGCAGCAGCAGCAGTACCAACAGGGCTAGAAATAGCTACCGGAGCCATAGCCACACCAGCAGCTACGTCTGGAGCCATCTCCAATACATCCGGTGTGTAGTAAGCAATGTTAGGCAATACGCCAGAGACTTCCTTGTAGAACTTGCCATCATCAGCCTGATACGCAATATCACCACCAATGACCTGATAACGGTTCTCTGGAATACCTCGACGTTGGGCAAAGAATCGAATAGCAGCCTGTTTATCAGTAGGCACACCAGCCATAAACGATGTCAAAGCACCAGCACCCATAGAAGGCTCTGAAATAGCTACAGGAGGCTTCTCTATCGGTGGGAATTGACCACTACCAACCTGTCTGCCAGACGTAGCTCGATTAACCATGCGACTTGCAAAGTCAACCTCATCAACGGCTTGACTAGGCTGTTTACTACCAGAAACTAACCTACTTGCAAAATCAACTTCAGCCATGATGCACCTTAAAATGCTATGCCAAATTCAGCAGCTAATTGACGGTCAATGGTCTGTAAATCAGCAGGTTTCTTTAAGTCAAGTTTGTACTGCTCTGCGATTTCTTTACCACGCTTATTGATAATTGAAGGCATACTATCAAGCGGAGTGCTTTCCCAATTCAATCCTTTTTTAAGCGCATAATTCTTACGAGCAAGAGCATATTTAGTCTGCTTAACTGCGTTATTCAGTTTTGCCTCAAACTCGGTAGGACTATCACCGCCAAATATGTCTGCGCCAGCATTAGGCAATGAAGCAATGATTCGATCTGCTTCCTGAACACCCATAGCAGCACCAGTCAGGTCTTTAATGGTCTGGTTAAGGTTTTGCAATGAGTTTTGCTTGTACTGAGAATATTCAGTTAATTGACGCTTTTCAGACTCTGGTAATCCACCAAATTTATCTCTAAGCGTATTCCATGCTTGACCAGTCCTAAACTTAATGTTTTGATACTCAGGCTTGTAAGAAAACTGAATATTGTTCAGTCGAGTAATAGCAGCAGCATCAGCCAAAACGCCTTTTTCAACATCGCCAGCAGTAGTTTTGCTTATTGCACCTGTATACACATTGACAGATGGCGCACCTGATTTTTTAGCAGCCTGAAGCGCAGGATTCAACTGACCCAAAATATTTGAGTTTGAACCCAAGATTCTTTCAACTTCGCTAACAATTTGAGTGTTATCCATAGCACCTGCTCTAGCTATAAGAGCATCTGCTTGATTCCTTAGCGTAGGATGAACACCAGCAAGTTGATTAGTTAAACCAGCAAGAAGTGTTTGTCTTTGATCTTCTTTAGAAATACCAGTATTAGGCACTAGAGTAGGAATACCGTCTTTAATAGCCCACTTACCAAGTTTAGGATCAAGACCAATATCAACAGCTTCGTTTGGCTTCAACAAACGATTACCGCTAACGTCAGCAATCAAGCCTCTTGTCGTAGAGAAAGCCTTGCCATCTCTAAAGAAAACCTGTTCTTTAGGATCAAGCCTATCTGCTTGACCTATCAAAATGTCAGCAGCAGCTTTATCACCTTGCATTGCAGCAGTAACAGCTACCCCTCTTAAACGAGCAGCCTCAGCCTTATTTTCTGGACTAACACCAGCAAAAAACGGAACATTTCCAGCTACATTAAGAGTAGCAGCACTAGGCGTAGGTACTGGAGCAGGAGCAGGTGGCGCTTGAACAGGTGCTGGTTGAGCAGGTGGAGCAGTTCCAACGCTACCGTAACCGCCACCCAAAAATCCACCACCATCAGAAGCTATTAGACCAGCAACAGGTTCAGGTGCGGCTTCAACGACAGGAGCAGCAGCACTAGGAGCAACACTAGGCGCAGGACTAGGAGCAGGACTAGTAGCAGGACTAGTAGCAGTCGGAGTTAGACCGTACATCTTTGCTCGTTCACGAATAGAAACCTGACGTACAAACTCATCCGGACTGACATCAGCAAGATAAGCCAAGTCTGGATTAGCCTTTCTCATCGCAGCCAAACCAGTTAGCTGACGCTGTGATTGAGCCAACTTCATTGCATTGCTGACCTGATTCAGACCTGATTCGTAAGTCTGACCAGCAGCCCCATAACCAGCAGCCAATGAAGTCAAAATATTTTGCAATGGAGAACGACGATAGCCTTGTGGACTCATACCCTGAGACAAAGCACTAAGTGAACCTAGCAACCCACCAATATTTGCTCTGCTTTCTAAAGCAGAACTTTGCTCTGGACTCAAAAGCCCACGATAAACCTCTGGAGTCGTTCCAAAGACTTTAGGTAACTTAGAGAGAATATCTTCAATAGCCATACGTCACCTTAGATGAGACTGATCTGTGGTTGCTGGAGCATAGCCGTTTGCTGTTGTTCCATAGGAATCGGATTACCTCTCATTAATCCCGGCTGCATAGATGCTGCCATAGGCTGAGGCTCGTTTAGACTCTGGAACGCACTAGAGCCTACCTGACCGACCATCGGGTTATCTCGATTAAACTGACCTACAGCCCGCAAACGATCCATCATCGTCACATCAGCAGTAGTCGATGGAATAAGTCCTGTGCTTGCGTTAGTTGAAACAATTCCCGGCATCGTTGGGTTAGCAAATGGCAATGTATTAGCTACTTGCATTGACATTCCCGGCATCGTCGGATTTGCAAATGGAGCAGCAGAACTAAATGCAGCATTAGTAGACGCTAATGGCGCAGCAGCTAATTGCGTTCCTTTAGTAGCACCAGTTACCGCTAGAGGAACACCACCAGCCGTAGTACCAGCAGCCGTAGCAGCCACATTACCAGCACCCATCGCAGCACCACCAAAGCCACCTAACGCACCACCTAACAACGCACCCTGTAGAGGCTTCTTAGGATTAGTGACAGCACCTACGCCAGCACCAATCATTGCCATAGTTAGCGGATCGCCCATTATTTACCTCCCTGCGGAGTAGAAGTCGTAGTCGTTTCCAATGGCGCACCATAGAACACATTAGCTGCACGTTGCAATCTTTGCATCGGAATGTCCTGAGCAGCCAATCGACCCTGAATAGCCTGTTGCTCGTAACCCTCACGACCTTGACCAACTTGCAACAATCTCTGAATGTCAGCATAGTCAGCAGCAGCCATCTGTGGAGCAGCCTGAGCAGCAGCAACTTGTCTAGCTCTCTCAGCCTCAGCACTCGAATACGCTAGTTGACCACCCTGCTCCGCTAATGCACGAGCAAAGATGTCTTGAGAAGTTCCAGCCTGTTGACCCATTGCAGCCGATCCATAACGACCAGCAGACGAAGCCTTAGACTGTAGATTCTGAATGTTCCGTGTGTACTGTTCACCCGCTAGACGGTTAGCCTGTTCCAAAGCCCCACCTAGAAACGGATTAACGCCACGACCTTCAATCGTAGCAAGCTGTTCAGCCTGAGCAGACCGCAGTAGTGGAGAACCACCGATAGCCCGTTCCTGAGCCATCTGGAGAGCTTGCTGAGTCGCTGCTGATGGAGATACTGCCAAGGTCTCAGGAGCCTCTGGCATACCCTTATAGAGCCTCTGAGCCTCACCTAAGCTATACGTTATGTACGGCTTAAAGTCCGGGCTGATCTCTGTTTTACTCTCTTGAGTACCGCCGCCACCACCCATATCACACCTCGCAAATCCATCGTCTAGGACGGAAACCGTATGCTCTCGCCCTTCGCTGCCATCCATGCCTATGACTAGAAAAACTCAGGTATTTCACCCCTGCTTGACGAGCCATGTCTTTTATGTATTTTAACCCTGAATCTACCAGTTGATAATCATTTTCTAACGTCCAAGCAGCCCATACATGACACTCATCACCCATCGGTTGCAAGATAAAGAATCCCGCGAAATGCTGATCTTTTAAGACCACCCATAGCATAGCTTTCTGGTTAAAACAGTCCGTGTAAACGTCCTCAACAATCCAGTTCTCAGGACTCCGAGTCTTTACCTTCTCTAGTCCGGGTTTAATAGTTCCCCACCAGTTCCTTAGTTGATCGACTGGTATGTATCGGAACTCAACCGACAACGATATATCCGTAAGTTTTGTCTGCTGTAGCATTTGCCCAATGTGTAATAGTTGCTTGACCTTGTTGTTGTGTAGAAACATACAGGTTCGTCGTTGCTGATGGTGCTACATAGTTCAACGTAACAATAGCACTAGGAATAGCCGGTCTAGTCGGACTCGTACTCGTAGGATACTGCTCAATAGACACGCCTACATCAGTTACTCGCCACATTATTTCAGCATAGTCTCCAGCGTTCATTTCCATAAAGAAATTCATCGCAGCAATTAAGTGACTAGGATCACCTGTGCTTTTTCTCGCTGGCAATGAAAACCGGCTGTTAGACCCATCTATGTTCGTTCCGTTCTTTCTAAACCAAATATCTACATCCTGAGCATCGTTAGTAGTGTTTTTGAACTGAATAGAAAACTGAATGTTATAAACTCCATAATTCCTGACATTAAGACGAGAACTATTAGAAAGATAAACTCCATTGCTATAGTCTGTCGTATCAAACGTAACAGCATAGGCAGTTGTCGTATTAGCAGCGGTTTGGTCTGTGGTGTCCTGAAACGCTCCGTAAGGCGCTGAATCAGCTTCAGCAGCCGCAGATAAGGGTACGAAGAAAATAAGGCTGTCAAAGCCTATACGGTCATCGTAAAGGGTAGTGCTAGTAGCGTTCCCTGTAGCTAATGTAATCTCTCCGGTGTTATTCGTTTTGCCATTCATAGCACCACGAACAACCTCAGCAACCTGCCTCTGGTCTCCACCAAATACAGGTAACGTCTGGAATTGAATACGTCTCATCGAGTACCCTGCTGCACGACTTCTACCTCAGTTCCAACCAATGTTTTCCAGTTAGTGCCAGTAGCAGTCACTTTAATACGGTGATATTCCCCATTAGACCGCAAAGAACACCGATTCTCAGCATCAGCAGCTACCGCATCACCAAAAAGTACTTGTTCTGACAATAAATCCCGACTCGCTACCGCTACAGACGCACTTCCACCGTCTACAATCGGCTTTGCCAGCAAAACTGTAGACCTACCAACGTCAATATCACCAGAAACTACACTCGCAGTCTTTTTAGAGTTACCAAACGTGATAATCCGCTGACCACTTACCCCTGCAAAGATCAAAATACCACCTGCCCATTGAGGATCGTCTAGCGAAACCACCAAAGCATCCAGATTTGCTGAGTAATTATCAAGATTCTCCAGCGTAACAGTCGCAGTCATCAGCGTATTGATAGCAGCAGCCGTAGTCTGGACGTAAGACCACTTCTGCAAGGGTATCGAATAGACCAATAACTCAAATCCACCCGACTGTAGCGGATAACACCAGATAACTAGCTTCTTAATTGGTTCCACAGCAGAAGAAATCGCATACCTCATGTTGCTTCTCTGCACTCTTTCAAAGAACCAACGGTTTACTTTCTCCTCGCCAATGTTAGTCATTGACTCGCCATTGGTCATGTAGAACCCATCATCCGCTAGGAAGTAGGTTAGCCCACCAAACTGAGCTACAGAACCCGGAGCTATACATCCCAAAGTCCTAGAAATGGCATCAAACTGGAAAAAGAACGGGCTACCAGCATAGGTCATGCGGTAAATCGCTCTCTCTAGGAAGATTAGACCGAATTCACCACCCGCTAGACCCGTAATATCCCCACCGTCAGGGATTACCTGAAAGTCAGATTGGCTAGCAGCACCCGGAGTCCAGTCCGTTTCATCGTTAATATCCGACCAGTAGACCGTACTCTCGTTTCCACCAGCAACATTAGCCGCTACAACGAAGTCTTTGACTACCGTTACATACTTAGCCTGTGGAGCAGCAGCCGCTAAGTCACCGAAATAGGTGCTAACGCCTAACTCATAAGCCTGTAACTTATCTGCTCCGTTAGCAGCAATCATCTTGTTACCGTACTGAGTAACATCCCAATACTCAATGGCTGCATAACCCGTAGTCGTTAGCGGATCAAGTGACGTATCACCCGCATCAAACTTGTACAGGTTAGAAGCACTAGCCGCAAATACCGTAATTACGCTACCAAACCGACCAGCGAAACTCGTTAGCAACTCAGCACCAGCGGTATTCGAGTAATTAGCCTCACCCTGAAATGGCGCATAACCGTTAGTTACCGGATAACAGTTCACAGCATCCGTTACAGCCCCTGAAACTCCGGGCTGATCTGGCAACCACTCGCCAAACATAATCTTTGATTTAGCCATTATTGTCTCGTCCAGCTATTCGTTGATCCTGATACCTGAGTCCATGTATTGCTATTAGCCGCTACGACATCCCAGTTATTTGATCCAGCAGTTACTTGAGTCCAAGTATTACTGTCAGGTGTCTGCTCAGTCCATGTATTAGCTTCTGGAATAACATCCGACCATTCCTCACCAATAATGCCACCATTGGCAACTAACAGAGCTACAGCATTAACAGAGGCAATTCCAGCAAATGTCGCATTAGGAACGCATCCGACTATTGCCTCACAGTCAACATGAGCAGTACCATCGTAAAGAACGCCACCAATCGCGGTAAATGTTGCTTCAGCATAGACACTCGCATCACCTAGCCGAACTCTAATGCCATTCGCTGTAACTGTTGTAGTTGTGACAACAGCCGCATTGCCAAACTGCACCCTTCTACCATTCGCCGTAAATGTTGCATTGCCTGTAACTGCCGCATTGCCAGCAAAGACACCAACACCATTCGCTGTAACTGTTGCAAGTCCATTAACTGATGCAACACCAGCAATGACTAAGCCACCATTAGCGGTAAACGTCGCTATTCCATTAACAGAACCAGCACCTAACTGAACTTTGATACCGTTAGCTGTGACCGTTCCTGTTGCATTAACCGCAGCAGCAGCGAATTGAATCCTGATGGCATTAGCCGTAACCGTAGCCGTTCCATTAACAGCGGCATTACCTAACCGTACTAGAATCGCATTAGCTGAGAACGTACCCGTAGCACTTACCGCAGCAGTTCCTAGCGCAACTCGAATACCCGCTGCCGTAACCGTAGCTGATGTAACAAATACACCAGCACCGAATTGCACCCTGCTACCAGCAGCAGCAACCGTAGCATTGCCTGTTACCGCTGCATTGCCAAATTGGATACGAATTGCATTTGCTGATACCGTTGCGGTTCCATTAACAACAGCATTGCCAAGCCGTACCCTAATCGCATTAGCAGTAACAGTAGCTGATCCACTAACAGCAGCCGATGCTAACTGGATTCTTATACCAGCCGCAGTAACTGTTGCTGTGCCGTTGACATTCGCAACACCAGTTTGAACCCTGATGCCAACCGCAGTAACCGTAGCCGTACTAGATATTGCTGCATTGCCTAATGCGACCCGAATACCATTAGCGGTAACTGTCGCTGTTCCGTCAATACTCGCACTACCAAACTGCGTAGACCCCGCTAACGAGGAATAAGGAGTTTGAGCAAATGCGCTGATACCGAACATTTAGACAACCACCCATCTAGCACCAGTCGGAACCGTTACCGTCACACCTGTATTCAATGTGACGTTGCCAGCACTCATGCCATTGTAGTTAGTTGGGAATGTCAATGATGTCGCTACCGTATTGGAGTTCAGATAAACCCCATTAGACGCAGCAAATTGAGCATCGTAAGCCGTATTTGTCTCATCACCATAGACAGCCTTATCCGATGGATACGTTACAAATACATCCTTACTATTAGCCGCAAAGTTAATTGCAGCCGTAGTACCAGAGGAGTTAGAGAGAATCGTAGTTCTAGCTAAGGTAGTGCCAGAAGCCGTATAAGTACCGATCCCAACTTCCCAAGTACCCGCTGTGGAATCAACAATGGCGTAATACGTTGTGTTGCCATTGCCAATATCCGCAAACGAACGGAATCCAGATACAGCACCCGCTAAGGTCAACGTACCTGTACCCGCTGTGGTACTCGTTTCCCTGATCCTGTCCTTTACGACTAAAGGCATGATCTATCCTTATGCCAGAGTTACACTCAAGCTACCAATAGCAATACGGAAAATATCACCAGAAGCAATCGTCTTAGAAGCATCTAGTGGCGTGTGATACAGCATATTGCCTGTGGTCAACGCATCACGAATAGCCACATGAGTAATCGCTCCCCATGAGCCTGTAGCCTGTGGGAATTCAATCGCAGCCGAGTTCGTAGATACGCCATTACTAGGCGCACCAAACGTAATCGACTGACGAGCATACGAACCACCTGAAACCTCAGTTCCAGTATCCGCATCCGTTGGATCAGTCGTGTACAAAGCCAGATAAACAACAGTAGGACTTGTAAAAGCTGTATTTCGTAGAGTAGCGTTAATCAGCGCGTTCTCAAGATAATTCGACATTTCTGCCATGATTTCACCTCACGTTATAAGACATTGACATAGGTTGACCACTATACTCACTTGATTGATCTGATGTGTTAATAGCACTAATCGCACGATCATACAAAGCAGACCATGTTTGCAAACGAGCATCATTCATCAGATACGGCTCTGCTTCTCCTAGTGACGCATATAACAAAGCATCAGGATAGTTCGCTAGGAATACGTTACTCGGATTCGCGTCACTCAATAGCGTAGGCTTAGAGTAATACAACATTTGCAACGTATAGGATGTATCTGGAATAGGAGCTAGCTGAATCTCTGAGCCGAGAATCGTATAGTCCACAGGTCTGCCACTCTCAGTCGTTCTGGCAGTCTCGTAGAAGCTGTTAGGAGCCTTATAGCGCAACGTAAACACCGGATTAGTGTTCAGGTGTATATCGCGCATCTCAAGGAAATCAGTCGGTAATCCAACTGTAGAGTCACCACCAGTCGTTGTCGCTGTGGCAACTACTAGCATCTGACGAGTCCGAATGTCTCGTCTCAGCCGTTCTTCCGCTAGTCGGATAAAGTCAGGAATGACGGTGGTCAAATCACTACGGGCTAGATAGCTTGCTACCGTAGTCTTTAAGTCCGAATAGGAAGTAAACGGCATATTATTCCTCTAATTGCTCAAAATCTTTCCATCCGTACTCATAGGTTCCTATGTGTCGAATGTGCATGGACAGTTCATGGTCAACGTAGGTTGGGAATCCTTCTGATGCAGCCTTGACGCAGAAATAAACATCCTCGCCACAGACTCCATTCTTACCCCATCCAGCATCAAACCAAGGTCTGCCAGTCTTTTCAAATACCTCTTTGCGGATTAATACAGCACCAAAGCCAATCGCTGTAACTTCCTCAATACCCTCTTTACCACGACTATCGATGTTCTCCCATTTATGGACTAACGTCTCACCGTCCATATACTTCGTCATCATCTTAGCCGTAGGTGTTACAGGCTTCCTTCTCGTAGTCGCATTAACGCCAACTATAGGCACTTCACGACTCAGCAGAATAGTAATGATGTCAGGAGGAAACCGCATATCGCTGTCCACAAAGAACAACGCATCACAGCCCTCTTTCAACGCTACCTCTGCCAACTTCTCACGCTGGTCAAATATCAGCGTTCCCGGCATCGTATAAAGGCTTAAACCACCCTTACCATCCTTGCATCGGACAGACGCATCATGTGCAGCCATCTTCGCAAAGTCAAACGCAAATGCCGTGTGAACCTCATCCCTTGCAGGAACGCAAACACCAACTCTCATACTGTACCTCGATACGTTTTCCAGACAGCATTATCAGGATCATTCAGCCACTTGGCAAATCCAACGTCATCAATCACCCTGAAGCCCTTCATAATCCCCATCTGGTTAAGTACATCAATAACCGTGAAAGGTATTCTGGCTACATGGTGCAGATCGTTTAGATGCCCTTTGCGCTCTTTATCGAAATCTAACTGAGCCTTGTTAGCCTCAATGATCTCGGTAACATCCTGCTTCGTCTCGATGACAATCCCACCGTCACCGTCCTCATATACTGTTTGAGTCCGTATCTGGTTACTCATGTAATGTGTGTCCAAGTGCGCCCTATTCTCACTCCCCGAACGCAATTTGGGGATACGCCAAGTTCTCTAGCTATTCCAGCATGACTTAGCGTACTTGAACGGATCAGCCTAACCTTTTCCTCGTTAAGCAATGATTTCCCGTTCCCTTCGCCTTTAGGAGAAACAACCCGCTTTCTCCCTTTTGCAATCATATCCTGCGTATTTTCCTTTGGCGTACCAATGCTCAAGTGGTGAGGATTGACACAGCTAGGATTATCGCATTTGTGCATCACAAACATACCATCAGGTATATCTGTTTTGTTAAATAACTTCCAACTTACCCTATGCGCTCCATCAGACCCTAAAGACTTTGCGCCTAAGCTAATCCTTCCGTATCCGTTGGATAAACGCTGACCAAGCCATTCCCAACATTCAGATTCCTCTTTCTTATCAACAAAACGCCAGAATCTTTCTTCCAAACTTCCATGAGCATATTTCTTTTGCTCAACAACGCCATGAGTCTTAAATCTAACGTAATGCTTGTAGCAAAGACCTAAACTCTTAACCCTTACTGGAACATCGCAACCATCAACTGAACATTTCATAAATCCTCCCATGGATAACCACAGGAGGATTATATATCAAACTCCGTTATAGAGCCATGTCCAGATCGAATATTCCGCCATGAGCTGCTTCGTTCTTAACTTCCAGAGTGACTTCAGCCAGCAACTGAGTATTCTCAGAGTCACCAGTCTTAGCCAGATCGTTAGTCTGGAACGGACGCAGATACGCCAATGCTGCGTATTCTGGATCGAGTACCAGAGCATCACGGGTACGCATGAAGCGGTTAGGAACAACCGACATCGTGCCAAAGTCAGACATATAAACGTCAGCAGCACCGATAATGGTGGTCGGAGTGTTACCCGGAGCCATGTAACGCTGTGCAGCGATACCAGCAAACGAGCTAACCTTCTGCTTACCAGCAGCGCCAACCATCAGAATCTTAGGTGAGCCACCCGATGTAAACACCTCTGCAACAACAGTCTTCAGCAGAGCTTCGGTGAAAGTACGCTGAGTACCGTCAGTACGAGTCGATACACCGATGGTCGCTGGATCAGCACCGTCAGAGGCTTTGTCAGAGTTAGTCTTGATCCATGACAGCAGCGAACCGAGCTTACGAGCAATAGTCGATGTACCAGCCGAACGACCTTGGTTAGCGCACAGGATAGTCTCCAGATCACGCTTGATCTCAGCCGATGCTTTAGCCAGTTGATAAGCCTTTTCAGACTTACGACCTGCCTTGTTTACTGTGTCCAGAGTACCCGAAACCTGAACGGTCTTTTGGATAATCTGAGTGTAGTTGCCAAGACGAACGGTAGGAGCCAGAGTAGCCGAAGTAGCGTCTGCACCTTCAATCGCTGCGTTAGCAGTAGTAGCAGCAGCTAGGCTGTCAGTCTGCCACTCGTGATAAACGGCAGTTGCTTTAGTCTTACCAACCGAACTCATGAAAGGAGTCTCAGTAGGCGAGATGTCATAGATGATGTCGGTCAAATCTTCGCGCTGACCAATCGCGGTATGTGCTGTAAATGTAGGCATGATAGTTCCTATAAGAATCGTTCAAATGCTCTTGCGGCATCAGCTACCCTTCCGGTCTGCTTTGCTCGCGCCTTTAACTTATTCAGTTCTTCGTTACTGTCTCTGCTCTTTCCAACACCCGACTTCATAACTTTCGGGGCTTCGTTCACCTTCTTCGTGATGGCAGGTTTAGAGCTTTGCAACTTATCGTATTGCATCGCCTTGTATAACGCTAGAACTGCACGAGAGTCATAAACCCCCGCTAACTCTTGTTCAGAGAAACCTAGTTTGAGTCCAAACTCCCTAAGTTCCCGCTTCATCGCATCACCACGCTTCGGGTCAGCATACTCAGGAATAACCTCTGCCAGTTTACGAGCCTCAGCCTGTATCACAGACCCTAGCTGCTCCTGACGTTCCTGCTCCTGCTGCTGTGCAATTCGCTGTCGTTCAGATTGAACTTGAGCTAACTGCTTCTCCCGTTGAGAGAGTTCTGCGACCTTCACGGCATAACCGATAGGATCGTTTTCCTTCAAATAGTCCAGATTCTCTGTCTCTGGCTGCTGGTTGAGCATCTGCTCAATAACCTGCAACCTCTCCGCATACTGGTCTCGTAGGTACTTGGCTTCTTCAATGCGCTGTCGTTCAGCCTCGACTACCTTACGTTCTTCAGCTACGGCTTGCGATTTCTTTGTATAGTCTGTGCCAAGTTGATAAGACTTGATAAGCTCATCAAGGGTTACCTCACGTTCTTCTCCGGCTGCTTTCACCCGGAACGTCTGAGGCTCCTCTTGCTCATCCTGCTCATCTTCTTGTTCTACCTCATCAGAATCGTCTGCGACGTATTCCTCAGATTCGGCTTCGCTATCGTTGGCTTCGGTTTGAGATTCAGGTTGTTCCTGTTCGGAGCCTTCTTCCCCACCCATAAGACCCAAAATAGCGTCAGCTGCACTACCTACATTCAACTCTGGACTACCGGATTCCGGTGTCGTTCCTTGAGTATCGCTCATCTTTTCTTTCCTAAATTATATCGGGAACCGCCCGAAACGGGTTACAAAATCTTTAACCGCTTCTCCTCAATTAGCTTCTCTGACGCTAACCCTTCGAGATACGTTTCAATCGACTCTATTGCCCTCAACTGACGATAAGCAGACTCTCTAACCTCTACCTGACCATAATCGCTAGTTGCAAACTTGGCAATCTCGTTAGACCGGAGTTCTTCCATCATTTCCTGAAAGTTCTCGTCCTTCAGGAGTATCTCAGCCCAAGTCGCTTTACTCATCTGCTCTCCAGTAATCCAACAGGCATACGCAGTTCAGTCGGTTCCGCAAATGGACTCTGACCACTCGCTTGCCTAGACCGAGCAAACATCTCTGCCTTATCGTAAATCTCGTTAGTCGGTTGACCACCTTGTAGCAGGTAATTAACTTCCTCTTGCGTTAGGGTAGGAACTAGCAACGGATAACTCATGCCCTGATCGTTAGTAGCCGAGATTTCAGTTGAGACACCTTCTGAGCTAGGCAACAGACCAAAGTAACCCTTACCCTTCATCGATAACGGCTCAGACGGACTCTCAGCGTATCTAGCCCCATATGAGGCTATACCCTGCTGAATCATGTCGTGTAGAAGTCCGTTCACGCTGTCAGATTCCCTAGCTCTTTAATAGCCTTCAGGACAATATCAGCCTGTTTAGCTCTCGTATCCTCATCAGCCAAGTCCATCGCTAAAATAGCCTGTAGCTGCTTAACCGCTAACTCAGCCTCACGAATCCGCATATCAGCCTCTTGCTGTTGGGCTTTCATGCTCATTTCCATGCCCTTACGGGTGAACTCAGCCTCTAACGACTGACGCTCTAGGTCTAGCTTCGCAGCCTCAATCTGAGTCTTAGCTTCGGTCTTTTCACGCTCTACCTGAGCCAACATTTGCGCTACTTCAGCCTGTTGATCTGGTGCTGGTGGCTGTGGCTGAGATAACTGCTCGTTCAACTCTGGAGAAATCTCGTTAAGGAAAGCGTTAGCATCCTTGAAACCAGACGCTTCAATCATTCTAGCCAAGGTATCTCGGTACTGAGCAACGCTAACCAGCGGATTACTTGCGCCAAACTGAGTCAGAATCTGCTCCTGTTTAGCCATAATCATCTGGAGCATAGCTAGTTTCTGCTCACGATCCCCTGAACCTAGACCCACGTTAATGGCTACGTCGTACTGGTTAGTCCACGATCTAGGGTCAAACGTCACAAACTTGCCACGCATACGGACAATCTTTGCCTGATCCTGATACTTACCCAATAGGTGCAAAATCCCCTTAAACAGACTCTTAACGCCTGTCTCAGCAAAGATACGAGCAATCAACTCCAGCTTGCCAGAGTTTGACTTCATCATCGCTGCAATAGCCGTAGCGGAAACATTATTCAGTACGTCAGGATCAAGACCCTGTTGCTGGTCATTAACACCTGTCCGTTTAGCCTGAACCGAGTCCATGTACTCAAGCAATGGGAAAGCCTGAGCCGTTACCGCAGGAACCTCTACCGGCATAATCGCACCAGCAGACTTCATACGGATCAATCCACCCGGAGTAGCATTCAGCGCATCATCCAGATTAACCTGACCCTCAACCACGCCTAGACGAGCATTGTTCGTCAGATACAGGTTATCCAGCATCTGTCTCGTAACAGTAGACTTGATTAGCTGGATGTCCATAGTCCGGTCTGCCAATGACTGACCAAAGAACTTATGCGGAATCGGGATAGGACACAGACTGTGGAACGGAACTAGGTCACATTCCTCGTCATCGAGGATTTCGTTGCCAGAATAGGTAATCTTCCGTAGCTCGGCTATACCATCGCCATTAACATCGATCTGGATGTAGCACTCGTAGACCTCAACCACCTGCATCGTGTAGTCAAGGCTGATGTTCTCATCCGGCTGCTCACCCTGAGAAAACCTAGCTACTCGTTCAGGAGTGTACTGAAGGTCATCATAGCTAGGCAAACCTTCCACAATGTCCTTATCGAACCCCATAGCCGTTAGCTCTGAGCGCGTCATCAAACGACGGTGAGCTACGAACGGACTATCCTCAATGGTTCGTGCAGACTTGCTAATTAGGAATTCTTCAGGCGGTACGTTCTCAATCTTCACACAGCCGTACTTCTTAACCGTCTTGACCTTGACCGTGTACATAGGAATCTGAATAGGCATCCCCATCATATCCACGCCACCATCAAGCATCTCAACCTTCTGGCTAGTTACCTCAATGCTCGGATCACTCAAGAGCAGAGCTAACTCATCCTCAGTCAGGTTCTTGTAAGTTTCCTTGTTGACGTCCTCTTTGGCTTCCCAATACGCCTTGACTACGCCGACCTTCTGCATCAGCGCATCTTTGAACCAGTTGTGCAGGATGATTAGACCGTCATTCTCACGGTAAAAGACCCAATTACAGTAGTCTGTAGCCTGTCTAGCGGACTCCTCATCTTCTGGAGTCTGAGGCTCAAAAGAGACAATATCCTCGGTAGTCGTAAAGACTCGGATAAGCTGTGGCAATGCTCCGTCAATAGCTTCTGCTACCTCGCCGGTAACAATCTGGCTACGACCTTCTACCTCGTTGCCATAGGGATAACGCAGGTAATACTCTAGTGCCTTAGCACGTTGGTCGGTAGTCTCGGTATCGACATAGCCAATCGCATTGTCGATTTCATTCTCAAGAATACTCTTGATCTGCCCTTCGTCCATCTTCATAGCAAACCCCTAAGTTTTGCTCATTATACAATCCATTTAGTAGAAATTGGCAACGATGTCTGCCATGAAGTATCTGTCTCGTCAAGACCAATCGCTAGGTATCTGGCGGCATCTGCAAAATGTGAAGACCAGTCATGCAAAGGCTTCTCATAGAATATCTGTCTACGCTCATCATGCTCTCGACGGTAGTTCCGTAGCGCATCTAGTCCGTTCTTAGTTCTCGGATGGAACCAGCATCTCGGCAACATACGTCGCACAGCCTGTATCCCGTCGGCAACGCTAAGTCTCGGAGCGACTGTGATGCTAAGTCCAGCTTCCTCCAGCACTTCCTTACGGCTCTTGCCTGTTCCGAGTTCTCTAACCTGTACGTCATGGGGCAGGATTTGGTCAAACTTCCCATAGTCGTTATCCTTCAACCAGCCGACATACCAGTCCAGACCTACGCCATGATTCTCTACGCAATCAATGAGCCTGACCTCTTTCCCGGCAAGCTGTGCAATCCAAATTGCAGTCGAATCGCCCATTCCCAAATCCCAAGCAGCAAAGCTACGGCACAGACCGTCAGTAGGAAAGTCGCTAACACGACCATTGCTCTCAAGATCGTTAATGAGCTTGCCATAGTAAGACCCCTCAACCGCTGCGTTAAAGGAACATTCGAACTCTTGGTTATACCTATCTTCACCCATCTCTCGATAGGCAGCCTTTAGCTCTGAGTCAGGTAGAACTCCGGTCTGACTAGCCTTGAACTCTAGGAACTTCCAGCCTTCCTCAGTCTTGGCTCTGTCCGCTAGTTCAGCGAAATGGTTATTGCCTTTAGGAGTACCAATGAACAGACACCAGCCAAGACGATCTGCCAAGGCTGGGCGTAGGATTTCATTCCAAATTTTAGGGTTTTGGTCGCCAATTTCGTCAAGGCAAATTCCGTCGTAGTACTGACCACGAAGAGAATCGGGATGGTCAGACCCATAAAGACTAATGCGACGCCCATAAAAATCAACCCGTAACTCAGCAATGTTGACAGTTGCATTTAGCGGTCTCGTGTATTCCAGCAGGTAATCCCAAGCAATACGTTTAGCCTGTCCGTATGTTGGGGCTATGTAAGCAAACCGAGGATTCGGCTTGTCACACTCTATAGCTGACTTGATTAGATGATTGATCGCTGCGACAGTTTTCCCAAAACGTCTGTGCATGACTCCGACAACGAATCGGTGGGTGTCTAGAGCCTCATGCAAATCTACCTGATGAACTCTAGGCTCATACGGGATAACTATCTCTGTCATGCAGTCTTTTGATACCCGCAGTTCAGACACTTGCTATTGACCAGAAATGCGCTGCACATAGGGCAGTTAGTCGGCTTGTAACTCATTTCTTTCCCCATCTAATAACCATCTCTTGAGGCTCACCATCCATCCCCGTGACCTCTGTTCTCGCTAGGTCAGGAATAGTCTTTCTCAGCAGAATATCAGCCGCTTTAATCTGGCTTGAACTCATGTCCACTTCGCCATTAACGTGCTTAACTAGCCTGTCCAAGATAACTCCTGCCTGTATTCTGGCTTTCCATTCATCTGTTAGCTTAGTCTTTCTGATTCTCGCTGCCATAAGTTTCTGTTTCGTAACGGTTTTTCAGAGCATACTATATTGCAATACCTTCCGGTGTCTTGCTAGTTTAATAATCCCGGTATTTCTACTAGAACTGGTCTGCCTTTGCCTTCTGGCATATTCCTACGACCATAGGCTCTAAGCATCCTGCCTTTGCTTATGTCTTTGCCAATGTACTCGCCTGACTCATCATCTTTGTACGCTGGAACATCATTGAAGTCGTAGTTATCGATAACGAATACTCTGTTCATCTCTGGCACTACCTGATACCTGAATTGACCAAGCGTAGTACGGATGTTCTCAAATGGATTCTTCTCTCCGGCTTTTATACCAGCATTTACTGTTAGTTGCTCTTTAGGAACAAACTTATCGTAATCCTTGTACGTTATATAGCCTCTTGTAGCATTAGGATCAGCTAGTTGCTTTGCCCGGATGATCTCCATGATGTTAGCAAGCTCACCCTTTGTAAAATCCTTCTCCGTTATCTTGGACTTATTGTTATCTAGGAAAGTATTTAGGTACACACGCTGTGAAGATGGCATTTGCTGACGGTCATTCACCATGTCATAGCCCACCAACGAGGCTTTTACTGCTGCGTCTGATAGCAAACCGCCAATTTTTGACAATAAGTTGTCAGCCATATATAGCCTCGTACATATCAGGACGGTTTTCTTTTATCCACGCCCTAGGTTCCTCATGGCATTTCTTAAAATCCATCCCTACTGTCTGGCTTCCTGCATGATGCACATAAGCCCTAGAGACGAAATGCCTAAATCCCGCTTCTTGCAGGTCATGGCAGATTATATTATCTGAATACCAATTCGTGCTAGGAAACTTGGCTACCTTCCAAGCCTCTCTCGTTATCGTCGCAAATATAGGTGCTATGACAGCCGTTTCCTTAATCTGCCCCTCACTAGCCCAATACAATCCTTGCTGCCTATCGTCATGTACCGGGAACCTAATGTTCTGGTCTGGCAATACATAGTCGCTTCTTGCGCCCAAAAATCCTACTTTATGAGCGTTTTCCCGCAAAATCAGCCTGTCCTCGCCCAATAACTCAATAG